CGGAATACAAAACCGGTTTCTATAATGCCTCAACCATTGGTGACTTTTTTGAGCTAGGGTACTCTCTTTATCCGACGGACCCCGGGGTTGGCTCTAGCTGGGCCATATCTACCGAGCCGTATAATTCAGGGGCGCAGCTTTATGCTTGGGGAGCTAGCGTAAGCATACCAGAAGTAACCGAGTCTTTGGATATAAACAAGAGCGGAACAAACACGGCTGCAATGATTGCCGCATCTTTGGATAACACTTCTGCGTTTATTGCGTCAATTTACACTCAAAACGATTATACGGGATATGTGCTGCCATCTTATGAGGGCGCTCAGAAAATGGAGATTGGATTGGTCCCATTTGACGCGTCAATCTTTGTCCCGGCTTATGATGGTATTTCATTTTGGACGTCAACAGAAAAAGACGCTACGCAAGCGTATTATTTCACAATTAAAGATGGGTTGCCTTGGGAGTTTGGTATTGCATTAAAAACAGACCTAAAGGCGGTTTGGCCCATCATACGGTATAACTATCAAGCATCTTAATGCGTGATATTCAAAACCTCGTCTGCCATTGCTCGGCAACAGCCAAGAATACTCCGGTAGAGGCCATTAAGAAATACTGGCGGGATAACCTTGGCTGGAAGTCTTTTGGCTATCACCGAATAATTAAATCAAATGGAGAAATCATTCAACTGGCTGCTGACGAAGCTATCACAAATGGTGTGGCAGGGCATAATAGCAATAGCCTGCACGTTTGTTATATTGGAGGAAAAACTGCTGACGATAGGACGCTGGCTCAGAAAGCGGCTATGGAAAAGGTCCTGAAGGAATGGCTGGTCAAGTACCCCAAGGCTAGAATCATTGGGCATCGCGATTTCCCCGGCGTCAAGAAGGCGTGTCCTCAATTTAGCGCAGAAAAAGAATATGGCTACCTCTATACATCTTAAATTTCTCATGGTTCTGTTCTTGTTCGCTGGTTGCGGCAAGAAGACCGTCACTCAGATTGAGTACCGAACCCGGGTTGACATTCAGCGCGACACCGTGCAGATGCCGACGTATGTGGAAACCATTGTGCCGTCGCCGTGCGACACCAATGGCATCCTAAAGGACTTCAAGTTTGAAACGCAGGCTGGCCCGGCAAAGGTCAAACTAGAAACCGATGGAACCAAAATAATTGTCCGGGTAAAGACCGACACTATTGTCAAGAGCTACCGGGCGTTGTCGGACACGGTCTATGTGAACGAAACAGAAATTCAAGTCAAGAAGGTCACGCCGAGGTGGGCTTGGCAGCTTCTAGTTGCCAACGTAATTGTCGCCATCGGGATTTTACTATATTTGCGTTTGAAATGAAAAAGTCAAGGGTATACTTAAAGGAGTTGCTTTCGGCTCCGGTGGTCACTCCGGGCCGGTTCTCCCATAAGTACAACCCTATTGACATTATGGCCAACGGGCGCAAGATTGCTGAAGCGACCGGTGGAGAGTATATCTTTAATCCAAAGCAAGTATCAACCATGAAGAGGCTTGTCAATAAAAACGACAAAGCCGGCCTTCATTCTTATGTTCGTTCACTCATCCAAAAATTTGAAAAACCATGAAAAACAAGCCAGCACCAAAAAAGAAAATGTCCGCCAAAGAAATGGAGGCCATGAAAAAATCCAAAATGTCCACCATGAAGTATGGCGGCAAAATGAAAAAGCCATGCTAAATAAGAAGAACCCATTAGCAAAATGCTATCAAGATGGGGGAAAATTAAAAGGCAAGTCAAAGACCGCTTGGTCTGACGACATTCGCAATCCGGAAAACGCGGAATACGTTTCTGAGGTAGCGTTTAATAAAGGGGTAAGTGAGAAACGAGTTACCCAAAAGCAATTCAACAAACGATACAAGGACACGCTGAGCGATTCTACCCTGAGTTCAAAAAAGAAACGATAAATGCCTAAAATAAGCACCTATCCAGTTGTGGCCCCGGCCACTAATGACCTCATTACTGTGACCGATGCTAGCGACAGTAACAGCACCAAAAATGTTGAAGTCGGTAGCCTGACGGTTACGGTGGTTAGCGGAGCTTATACTGAGGTGTACTCTTTGGGCGGGACAACAACTACGATAGCGCAGGCGGCCACTTGGTATCCGCTTAATGTCACTGCGGTTCAGGGAGCTAGAAATGACAATTCTCTCAACCTCGCCGTCAATGGCGGCGAAGTAAGTAATCAAGGACTAAGTAGAACTTTTCTTGTAACTTATGCGGTTGCCGGTATTGCCCAAACCAACAACAACCTTATGTTTAGGCTTCACAAAAACGGAAACGTAAGTCCTATTGCATACTCTGAATCGGACACGATATGCGGAAGCGGAAATAAATCAATTTCCACTGGTAATTTTGCCATAGTTACGCTTAATAACGGAGATACTGTTCGGCTATATTGCTCCAATGCAACAGCGGCGCAAAATATTACTTTGGAGCATTTTAATTTGGTACTAAGACAAATCTAATGGACATTCGAAAAATTTCAATCGGGCAGGACTACAAGACTGCCATGCACTATATTGTCAATCAACCGGTACTTAATGGTGACTATTTAGTTCACTTAATTAAGGTTTCGGACGGAGGTGGTGCTAAGGTCTTTATTTGCTCAAGGAAGAATGAGATTTTTCTTTGGAAAGAGTTTTCTTCATCAATGCCTATTTCATTTGAATACAATATTTCATTTTAATGCGCTCCCCGTTTCAGTTCATCGTGCGTCCGCGCGATACGAAACGATACGATAATACCCGTAAATACGGCGATATTGATTTTATCGTAAGCGTTTCTCAAGAGGACCACCGGTTTTCAAATCGTTATGCGGAAGTTGTAAGTACTCCGCTTATATACGATGGCCCCATAAAGGCCGGCGACACGCTTATCGTGCATCACAATGTCTTCAAGTTTTATTATGACATGTATGGCCGCCAAAAAAGCGGCCGGTCATTTTTAAATGATGACTTGTTCTTATTGGATGATGACCAGTTTTTTTTGTTCAAAAGTGATGATGGCGAGTGGAAGGCTCATTCTCGGTATTGCTTCGTAAAGCCGGCCGAGGTTAAAAAAGACTTTATTGCCAAGGTGAACAAGGAAGAAGACCTTGTCGGAACAATTCGATACATCAACGATGAATTATTGGCGGCCGGGCTTCGCCCGGGCGATGAAGTTATTTATCAGCCAGAAAGCGAGTATGAGTTTAATGTTGATGGCGAAAAACTGTACCGTATGTTTACCAGCAATATTGCCGTACTACTATGAGAAATCAATCCGAAGAACTTAAAAGGCAAATTATTGCCGCCGGATACAAGGCGGTCAAGCATTTGATTAAAGTTGCAGAAGAGGACATCATTACCGGTGGTGAGGGAGACATTAGTGCTGACCGGTTAAAAAACGCGGCGGCCACAAAGAAGCTTGCTATTGTTGATGCTTTTGACATCTTGGCGCGGATACAATCGGAGCAAGAGATACTTGATTCTCCATCGTTAAGGGCTAATGCTCAAAAACAAGGCTTTGCAGAAGGTAGAGCAAAATAGCGCGCTGTACAGGGTATTGCCTGCTCCTTCTACCGGTAAAAGGAAGAAGCGGTGGGACTATGGCTACGACCCAGAGTACGACATGGTCGTCATATCAAGAGACGGGACTATCGGGGACGTCTATGAGATTAGTGGGCTGAAAATAGCATTGCCGGCGGCGCCGGAAACATGCTACGAAAGAAGCACCAGACCGGCGGACCAGTATTGGGAGCGATTTGCCTACCCGTCCCAGCTTGAAAAGATAAAGACCATTTTCCAATGGCACGACATGCCTCGAGAGTTCAAGAGCATGTGGGTTGACTACATTGAGCAAGAGTTCGACCGAAGAGAGCAGGGATTTTGGTTTATGAATAACGGCATCAAGACTTATATGCCGGGCAGTTACTATATGTACCTGCAATGGACAAAGATTGACATTGGACAACCTGAGTACCGGGAGGCCAACCGGTTATTCTTCATATTCTGGGAAGCATGCTTGGCTGACCCAAGATGCTTCGGGATGTGCTACTTAAAGATTCGTCGTTCTGGATTTTCGTTCATGAGTTCAGCTATTGCGGTACATATCGCCACGCTTTCTAGGGATTCCCGGGTCGGTATCCTTTCCAAAACCGGTACGGATGCCAAGAAGATGTTTACGGACAAGGTCGTTCCTATATCCGGCAACTATCCGTTCTTTTTCAAACCTATTCAGGACGGGATGGACAAGCCCAAAACCGAACTTGCATTTAGGGTTCCGGCTTCAAAAATCACGAAAAAGAACATGCACGAAGCATTTTCGGCGGACGACCCCGATGGCTTGAATACGACTATTGACTGGAGAAATACCGCGGACAATAGCTATGACGGAGAGAAGTTGGTTCTCTTAGTTCACGACGAATCCGGGAAGTGGGAAAAACCGGAAAACATCCTGAACAACTGGCGCGTCACAAAAACGACGCTCAGGGTCGGTAGCCGCATTGTTGGGAAGTGCTTGATGGGTTCTACGGTAAACGCACTATCCAAGGGCGGTGGTAATTTCAAGGAGTTGTACGACGACTCCTATGCCGGCAAAAGAAACGCCAACGGGCAGACAAAGAGTGGGCTGTATAAGTTTTTCGTGCCTATGGAGTGGAACTTTGAGGGGTACATTGACCAGCACGGGTTTCCTGTTATGGAAACACCAAAGAAGAAAGTCGTTGACCATTCCGGCCGGCCAATAGTTTTGGGCGCCATTAATTATTGGGAGAACGAGGTCAGTTCATTAAAGCACGACCAAGACGCATTGAATGAATTTTACCGGCAATTTCCACGGACAGAAGCGCATGCGTTTCGCGATGAAAGCCGGCAGTCGTTGTTCAACCTTGCTAAAATCTATCAGCAAATTGACTTTAACGATGGAATGATAAAGGGCCAACTCTTAACGAGAGGTGGCTTTCAATGGGAGAATGGGGTGAAGGATACGAAGGTTATTTGGGTCCCAAGCAACAACGGCCGGTTTTTGGTAAGCTGGATTCCTCCAACAAATATGCAGAACCGGTACGTTGAGAAGAATGGCCGCAAGTACCCCGGAAACGAACACCTTGGCGCTTTTGGTTGCGACTCCTATGATATTTCCGGGGTAGTTGGTGGCGGTGGTTCGAATGGGGCTCTTCATGGCCTGACCAAGTTTCACATGGAATCCGATGCTCCAACCAATACGTTTTTTTTAGAATATGTCGCTAGACCTCAAACGGCTGAGATATTTTTTGAAGATGTGTTGATGGCTCTTGTATTCTATGGAATGCCAATGCTTGCGGAGAACAACAAAGCCCGGCTTTTGTACCACCTAAAGAATCGTGGATACCGGGCGTATTCAATGAATAGGCCCGACCGTCCAACGGCAAAGTTGTCAAAAACAGAGCTAGAACTCGGAGGAATACCAAATAGTAGTGAGGAAGTACGACAAGCGCATGCTTCGGCCATTGAGTCCTACATTGAAAAATACGTCGGATATGACACCGATGGTGTGTTCAGACACCCCTCGGAGTGCGGGGACATGCCGTTTAACCGGACTTTATACGATTGGGCGCTGTTCAATATAATGGACAGAACCAAGCATGACGCATCAATTAGCTCAGGTTTAGCCATCATGGCAACGCAAAAACACTTGTATGTGCCTGAAATGAAGAGCTCCAAAATAAGTGTTAACTTTACGCGATACAATAACTCCGGCCGATTAAGCCAAATCATAACTAAATGAGCGACATTCAGCCCATCATAAACGCGCAGTACTTCCCTAATCAGTT